GTGAAGCTCGACCTGTATCGGAAGCTGCATGCCATGGTCAGCGATGGCCTGCAGGATGGCGTGTATGCGTTCGACAATACGGTTCCGATGCCGGAATGCACGATTGCTGCACGCGTCAAGGATGAGGACGACAACATCATGTTCAAAGGCTTCCCGCGCTGCAAGATCGAGGAGGTCGGCCAGATGTCTGTTGAGAATGGATCCGATGAGGTAGCAGAGGTGGAGATTAAGCTCTCCTACATGCCGGATGATTACGGAAAGGGCGAGTATGAAGCTCTGGCCGATGAGCTGTCCGGAACCGTGCTGACCAAAGAAAACTGGATGACGACATTCTCCAGCGAGAAGGCGCAGAAGTCAGCCGGCTGATCTGACTAACGCAGGAGGGAAAGATGACTGATACAACAGTTGCAATCGAATTCGACGATGGGACGAAAGAAGCAGGTACGCTGAACTTTTACAGTCTGTATCTGCTTCGAGAGGGCGGAGACAAAGCGCGGGAGATCTATGAGAACTACCAGAAGATCAGGCTGAACGGCGCAAAGGATGAGCTGGACTATGCATACCTTGTATATACAGCGTATGTGTGTGCGAATCTGGACAAGGATTACATTGACTATCCGGAATTCCTGAAGCGGCTGATCCCGAACAGAGGGATGCTGCTGCACACCGTCAACCTGCTGCTCAACCCGCAGCCGAAAAAAAAAGCGACTTCGCCAGCGCCTTCAAAAGGGCGACAAAGCCAGTAAATAAACGGGTGCGCATGCCACAATTTGTCCTGGAAACTATCGAGGATCACTACACCTACTATGTGCAGCTCATGGGGATTCCGGAGGATGTCTTCTGGCATGCGCCATTTCCGTTTTTGGAACGAATCGTAGAGAACAAGACAGCATATGATGCGTGGCATGCGTCGGTGCTGCAATATGAGAGGGACAAAAATGGCGGGTAAAAACGAAGCAAAAATTAAGTTTACTGCGGATACCGCCGAATTTAACGAGCAAATCACGCAGGCGAACTCCGCGATGACAGGACTCCGCGCGGAGATGAAGCTGAACGACGCACAGTTCAAGAACACCGGGGACTCGGCGGAGTATCTGAAGCAGAAACAGCAGCTCCTGCAGTCCGAGCTGGAAGCAAACGAACAGAAGCAGCAGGCATTGAATGGCAAGCTGGAAGCCGCCAAGTCGATCTACGGTGAGAACAGCCAGGAAGCTCAGAAGTGGGCGACCAAGCTGACCAATGCCAAGACGGAGCAGGCAAAGCTAGAAGGCGCGATCGCCGAGACAAATGCCGAACTGAATGGGTTTAACTCAACGGCTGATTCTGCAGAGTCGGAGATGAATCAGCTCGGCAATGCCGCAAAAGGTGCCGGGGACAATGTTGACACCGTGAATGTGTCCTTCGGATCCCTGGTGAAGGGCAAGCTGGTCGACATGGCCGGCGACGCTATCATGGGACTCGGCTCGAAGGCTGTTGATGCAGGGAAGAAGCTGATCCAGCTGGGAGTTGACGCAGCGTCATATGCTGACAACATCCTGACGGCATCGCAGGTCACCGGAATGTCGACCGATGAGCTTCAGGAATACCAGTATGCATCGGAACTGATCGACACCAGCCTGGATACGGTCACCGGATCCATGAAGAAGAACCTCAAATCCATGATGCAGGCGCAGAAGGGATCAGAGGATTACACCGCGGCGTATGAAAAGCTGGGCGTTAGTGTTACGGATGCGAATGGCAATTTGCGGAATTCCGAAGATGTGTTCTGGGACTGCATCGATGCTCTGGGCGGCGTATCCGACGAGACAGAGCGGGATGCCATCGCGATGCAGATCTTCGGCAAGTCGGCAAATGAGCTGAACCCGCTGATCATAAAAGGATCTGACGGATTTAAACAGCTGGCGCAGCAGGCGCAGGATGCCGGAGCAGTTCTGTCAGGCGACACGCTGGATTCTCTTGGAGGAGTAGATGACTCGATTCAGTATCTGAAGCAGAACTCTGAAGCCTTCGGACGTGCGATCGGAACGAAGGTCGCGCCCATGATCGGATTTCTGGCGGATGCCGCATCCGATGCGCTGATCGGGTTGACGAACTTCGTCGAGGGCGCGGATCTGTCTCCACTTGAACAGCAGATCAAGGATGTCCAGACGGACGCTGACAATTTCAAAAAGACGATTGATGAGACTGGTGAAACATGGGATACATCTTTTTCGGATGTGCAGACCGTTGAGCAGTTGAGCAATCGGCTGAAAGAATTGAACAACGTCTCCAACCCGACGCTTGAGCAGTCATTTGAGATGCGCACGATTGTCGGAGAGCTGGCGCAGACGATTCCACAACTGGCGGATGCCTACGACGAAGAAACCGGAAAGCTGAAGCTGACAAACGATGAGATCGATAAATATGTTGACAACTGCGAAGCCCAGATGCTCGCGACAGCGAAAAAACAGGCGACGCAGGAGCTGTACAACGGCCTGCTGAAAGAGGAAGGAAATCTGCTCAAAGCGCAGGAAGCTGATCAGGTCGCGAAGGATAATGTCTACAGCATCATGGAACAGAAATCTGCTCTTGAAGATCTGTGGGGCACGTATGAAAAGCTGCAGGAACAGCAGCAGAAAGCTTTCGCGAACGGTCAGGATACCACCGAGATCGGTGAGCAGATGGCGAAAGTCTCGGAAGAGCTGTCTGATAAATATGGCGTTGCTGCCGGATCAGCTGACACATATAACCAGGCGCAGGACCGGCTGTCTGACTCCCTTCGTGAGGCACAGGAAACATCATCCGATGCCAGCAAGGCGTTGAGCGACACAAACGCCAACATCGACGAAGCAAAAGGCAAGATAAAGGATGTCGATGAGGCGACAAAGGGGCTGACCAAGGAACTGGGGATCAACACCGAAACGACGGATGAAAACTCAGACTCCAAAGATAACAACACTGATAAAACCATAGAAAATTACGAGGCGCAGCAGGAAGCAGCGGAGAACGCGAAGACCGCAGCAGCCGCTTACAAGACTGCATCAGATGCGATGGAACAGGCGTTTACATCAGCGGTCGAGAGTGCGAAGAGTGCCTTCTCTATCAATCCTTTCGACAAGTGGGAGCAGGATTCCGAAAAAGGTTTGTCAGCCTTTATGGAGGCAATGCAGTCCCAGGAAGAGGGGATGAAGAATTACCAGGCGAATATCGATGTCCTCACGGATAACCTGGGGCAGAGAGCGCCTGAATTCTTGAATTACCTTGAACAGATGGGACCGGAAGGCGCGCAGCTGGTCCAGGAACTGGCGGATGCGGTCACATCCGGAGACATGAAGACGGTCAACGACGCGATGTATCAGTTCCTTTCCGCAACTGATCAGCAGCAGGAGCTGTCTGCGAATCTGGCGGCGGATGCGGTTGCCTATAAGCTGGGACTTGGAGAGATCGGATCATCAGATGCTGAATACCAGGAGCTTCAGGATTCGATCACGAACGGATTCACCAAGGCGGATGAGGCGACAAAAGCATCAGTCGCACAGCTTGCGGCATCGGCGCAGGCCATGGGCGTTACGATTCCATCCGGGTTGGCTGATGGAATATCCAGTGGGTCGACAAGCCCTGAGCAGGCGACGCAGCAGCTGACATCTGCGATGTTCGGACAGCTGAATGGATTAGTGACCGCAGCGCAGAAGGCCGGAATCTCACTGCCGCAGTCACTGGTAGATGGAATCAACGCAAAAACCGTTGATCCGGTTCAGGCATTTAATGAGCTTGTAAAATCCATCAACGGATCATCGGTGGATACCTCCGGCGCAAAGGCTGCCGGAGAAGCGACCGGATCGGCAATGACGAAGAGCATGACGGATGATGCATCAAAGGGCGCATCAGAAGCGGCAAATACAACAGTAAGCGAGCTATCAAAAGGGATCAGCACGCAGGCAAGCACGGTAACGGGCACTGTAAGCACGATGATGGCTAACGTGAGAACCATGCTCACGAATGGATCAAAGCTTTTCGGGACAGCCATAGCACCGAGCCTTGATACAGTTTCCGATGGATTTGCCGACATGGCACGCGAGATTGGTTCATCTATGAGACAGGCAGAATCATCTGTGAAAAACGGGGTGAACAAACTGCGTTCGGCGCTGAATACGAAGCTCAAAGGCCCCGATATCGCGGTTCCGCATTTTTCAATGTCCGGAGATTTCAATGCGAAGACGAAACAGGTGCCGTCTGTATCCGTCCAGTGGTACGCGAAAGGCGCGGTGTTTGACAATGCGACGATCATCCCGACGCTGTACGGACTGAAGGGAGTCGGTGAAGCCGGACCGGAAGCGGTCGCACCAGTCGACGTGTTGCAGAACTATGTTGCTGCTGCCGTGATGCAGTCGGTGCCACAGATCGACTATGATCTGTTGGGCGAAAAGGTTGCTGAGGCCATGTCACGGATGAATATGGCCATTGAGATGGATGGCCGAGAGTTTGGCAGGGCAGTAAGGAGGGTGTCCGGATGAATCTATATTATGAGGGGTCGACCGGTGAGATCATCGACTTCAATTCCGATGCCCTTGCTGCCGAAAATCCGGAGGTGCTGGCGAAGTCCGAGTGGAAGTTCTCAACGATCTCCGGCGTGAACGGGATCGGCCGGGTGAAGACGTTCTACAAAGATGTATCCGAGTGTGATTTTAAAATCGATGTGCTGGCCGAAAATGCGGCAGAATATAACGCGATCATGGCGAAGATGCACCGTGTGTTTGATGCAGATGTGCAGCGTATGCAGCCTGGCAGGCTGTGGTGGAACGGATTCTACAGAGAAGCCTTTATCGTCGTGCAATCTTATGAGAGCTTCGACGAGATGATGGAGTCCGTGACGAAGACCGTGCATGTGATCAGTACGTACCCGTTCTGGATCAAAGAAAACACGTATCATTTCACATCGATCAGAGACGAATCGAAAGGACTCGATTTTTCGTTTGACTTCCCGATTGATCTCGGAGCGCCGAGCTATTCTGAAGTGCTTCCATGCGACTGTATTAATTCAGCGAATTTCAAGTTGACCTTTTTCGGGCCGTGTACAGATCCATCTGTAACTATCGGCGGGAACAGGTACGGCCTGTTCTGCACGCTCGGGTCTGATGAACGGGTAGAGATCGATTCGAAGATGAAGACGATCGAGAAGTATGACGTCCACGGGAACGAGGAGAATTACTTCTACCTACGCGACAAGGACAGTTACATCTTTACGAAGATTGACCGTGGAGACATTCCAGTTGTTCGGTCGAAATCGTTAAAAATGGATGTGACGTTGTTTGACGAGAGGGGTGAGCCGGCAGTATGGATTTGATCTATACGGATGAAAACCGCAAAGACGTCGGCGTGATGATGGCGTATACGCTGGATATGGCGTACGGGTCGGACGAAAACGATTTTGAATGCACGGTAGGAAGGGACAACCACTGTTGCCGGGTCGGCTGCTATCTATACGTTGACGGTGAAGACTACGGCGGATACATCGACAGCATCAAGGTAGATACGGAAAAAGGCGATATCACCTACAAGGGTCGCACATGGTACGGAATCCTTGAAAGCAGGGTGATCTGCCCGCCTTCCGGGCAGGATTATGCGATCTTCGGAGGAGAGGCAAATACAGTGCTGGGACAGATCATCGAGGCTTTGAGGCTCGGTGATCTTTTTTCTGCCGACACATCCGGATCTGGAATCACGATCAATAACTATCAGATGGAGCGGTATGTAAAAGGCTACACCGGAATCCGAGCGATGCTGAAATCAGTATACGCGAAGCTCAGGTGCCGCTGGCATGAAGGAAAAGTGATCCTGTCTGCCGAGCCTGCTGCCGATTACAGCCAGGATGAGGAGTGGGACACATCCCAGGTGGATTACACGGTGACAAAAAACTATCATCCGATTAACCATATGATCTGCATGGGCCAGGGCGACCTGAAGGATCGGGCAGTGATCCACATTTTTACGGATGCCCATGGTGGCATCCAGAAATACGCGAAGAACGATCCACCGCTGCAGGATAGCGATTACATCCTGGATGAATCCGGGCGTGTGATCAGCGGCATGGATGAGGTGGCGGAGGTACTAGACGAACCATCGTCATCAATCACTACGAATTACATCCTGACTACGCAGAAACCGTCTAACTGGGATCAAGACTGTGAGGAGTATTTCACCCACGAAATCCAGGATGACGGAGATGACAGCTATTCACACGTTCGAAAACACAGACTGGGGCACGTTCTGCAGCGCTACCAGCCTGCGGACTGGTCTGTGAATTTCAGCAGCTACTACACGCGGGGCACGGACGAAAAGGGCGAGGTGAAATATTCGTCGGTGCGTGGCCAGACCGTATACAATCTGCTGGGATCACAGCCGGCTGACTGGGGCACGAACTACGGCGAATATTACACGGCTGGAGGTGGAAGCCGGGTAAGCGGAATCGACCAGGAAAGTTACGTCAGACAGGGTGTGTGCCCGGGCGACTGGGCGACGAACTACGGAACCTACTATTCACTGTACTCGGACGGCGTGACAACGACATATCGGCGCGTGTCAGGGATCAACAACGAGAGCTATCAGCTGCAGACCGGACGTCCAAGCGACTGGGCGACAAATTACAGTTCGTATTATCGCCGGGCGACCGCGAAGGAGCTGAAGAAGAACAAGAAAGAACGGTGGAAGAATGTCTCGCTGACATCGAAGAAAAAGGTACCAGGATGGCAGGCAGGAAGATATTACACCAGAATATCATTTGAGACTCCACCCAACTGGGGAGCGGATGCGCGGTTTACGCTGATAAAGTACAAGATCGCGCCGACATTCGCAGCGAACACATACTATGTGCGCGTGGATAATTCCCCGCCTTCATGGGCTCAGAACACGTACTACACCAACAGCGATGAGATGGTCGCGCCGGAATGGACATCCGGAACGTACTTCAGGGCGGTCGAGGATCGGTATGCAGCGCTGGTGGAATCGGCAAAGAAGAAGCTGGAGGAAGCATGGCAGGCAGATGATCTGGATATCGATCTGGAAGAAACAGATCAGGTGTATGACATCGGTGATCTGGTCGGCTGCATCGAGCATACGACCGGAATCACCACGATCCAGGAAGTGTCAAAGAAGATTATCAAGATCACCAACAACGATATCAGCATCAAATACGAGGTGAGATAAATGGGAGTAACGCTTATCACCGGCCACAGCGGAGCCGGGCACATCACATCCGCTGACGCGGGGCGGCTGATCGCGGGCGCTGTGGGCCTTGATCGGTATGTGCTTCCGACCGGGAAGAAGTTCGCCTACACGATCATCAGTAACAACGAGATCGACATCGCAGATGGAGACCTTGTTGACCAGGGACGGCATATAACATTGCCACAGAATGAGATCGAAGTTGTACAAATTGAAAACGGCACGCAGAACAAGGAAAGGATAGACACCATCGCGATCAAATACACCATGGATGCATCATCCGGAATAGAGTCCGCATCGATGGTGCTGAAAAAAGGAACGCCGGTAACAATCGGATCGGGGACTGCTGCACCTGCTGCATTGACGATCGGCAATATCTACGCGGGGGCAACTCAGGACGAAACTGCGTTGTACTACGTGTACATATCCGGAATCACGATCACTAAGGTCGTGCCAAATTTCAAAGTAATCGAGCCGCTGGGTAACAGCGGATTTGATTTAGCAACTGATGATGGATTCATAAAGACTTGGGAGGGACTAATTTAAAAATGGCAGTATCGCGCGCACAAGCAGTAGTAAATGGCGTAACCATCAATTTATCGTATGACGGAACAAGCAAGAAATGGACAGGTTCAGGAACAGCGCCAACCACATCATCATATACAAAGGGAGGCTTTTACAACGTAAAAATAACAGCTTGGGATGATGCGGGAAACGAGGCCACGGTTGATGCATCAAATGCCTCTCTGGGGTCGGCGCTAAAGCTTGTTGTAAAGGAACTGACTGCACCGACAATGGCATTCACTTACCCGTCCGCATCCGCGAGGATCACAAGCAACAAGCCGACGATCACATGGACAGTAACCGACAATGATTCTGGAGTAAATCAGAGCAGCATCGGCATTACAATCGACTCCGGGACGAAGGTAACAGGATCGTCGATCTCGAAAACGGCAATCTCCGGAGGTTACAGCTGCTCTTACACGCCGGGCAGCTCTCTTTCTGATGGAAGCCACACAATCAAGATTGACGCATCCGATAACGATGGGAATGCCGCGACGCAGAAGAGCGTGACCTTCATCATCGACACGGTCCCGCCGACGCTGAACATCACGACACCGAACGACGGGATCAAGACAAACAAGACGTCAATCACTGTTTCTGGAAAAACCAATGATGTTACCAGCTCACCTGTAACTCTTACCGTGAAGCTGAATAGCGGCAATGCGGAAGCAGTGACCGTTAATAATGACGGATCGTTCAGCAAGGACCTCACCCTGGCTGATGGCGCGAACACCATCACGATCACCGCGAAGGATTCGGCTGGAAAGACCACAACAATCGTACGAAATGTTACGCTTGACACCCACGCGCCGGCATTTTCAAACATTGTGATCACTCCGAACCCGGTAAATGTCGGGGTTGGATTCACAGTCAGCGTAACGATTACTGACTAATGATCGTCAGGGCATGGGGTACGGCAAACGGTTATAAGGTCGTGCTAAGAAACATCGGCGGGGATCAGTGGGCGTTTGACGTCCCTGCCCTGCCTGATGGAGACTATATCGTGATGGATCTGGCCGCAGAGGATGATACAGGCGATGTCGGATATCTGGCAACGGTCATGTTTATCATGAACGGACGGCACGAGATGATGGCGCGGGTTGTGCCGAGGGGATTCAAGGCAGACGTAATAAGCCGTAATTATATCGCGTATCCAACCATACAGGAGGCAATCGGGGTGATCATGAAAGATAAAGAATACAGCGGGAAAGTAAAAGAGTGGAACCCGTATGCAGTGACAGTGAAAGAAAGGGGATATCGAGTTGAGCGTGTTGTATGTAGACGAGGTTCAAATTGATTTAGGCGAAGCCATCCATATAACTTGCACTGTGAAGCACAAGTGCGCAAATGGACCCGCCTTCTCGATCGGCGGCGCAAAGTGGGTATTGTACGATCCTTCCGGTGAAGTGGAAGCACAAGGCGACTGCAAGATCGATGGCCATGATATCGATGCATTTGTATCGCCGAAGAAGGTTGGCAATTACAAATTGAAATACAGTTACATCATTATGGATGAGACATGGGTTGATAATGTAAGGCTGAGGGTGGGGTGATGCTATGGCGGATATCTATATTTCCGGGGCGGTTATCGCCCCGAACCCCGTGCATGTAGGCCAGCAGTTTATCATATCAGTAACAATCGATCGGATCATTGAAGCGCTTGCGGCTGATGCTAGCGGACATGTGCTTGTTGGCCGTGATGGGGTAGCTCTGGCAACGAAGGAGATTAAATAAATGGCTGATGCAATTACAGCGAAGGAGATAACGGCATTAACGAAAAAATCAACAATATCAGCGACCGACCTTGTTCCGGTAGGGGATTCAGGGACGGCGACGCTGAAGTCCGTGCCGTGGCAGAATATCACGGCATTCGATCTTACTGCTGATAGCACATTTATATCCACATGGGAGGCATTGCTTAAATGATTAGTTTGCAGAAAATTATCACAAAGCTGAAGTCACTGATCGACAAGAACACTGCCGACATCACTGCGTTAAACAATGATTTATCCAACATATCTGGCACAGCTACGCCATTCGGAATATTTACGAATCAATCGATCGTCTATATCAAAATTGGAAAGCTGGTAATTATTTCAGGTTATGTAGATGCTGGAGCAGTGCAACCATCGGAAGGATATCCGGCTGGAGCTCATTATACGGTTGCCACCATACCGTATACACCATACGCTAACCATGCAGCATTGTCGGGGTTCTGTACGAATTCGATCACGAGCGCTGATGTACTAGTTGAACCAGGAAAAATAACATTTAAAATGACGAGTAGCAACCCATACCCAGATGTCATTTATATATCCGGGGCGTTTATTATTTGATGAAAATGATTTCATGCATACAAGCATATATGACGTTGTTTGCAGTGTTATTCATAAAGTATACTTTGCCGTCATTCTCAATGCTGAATTCACCAGCATAGTAGGCAGATGCAAAATGATGCCATGTAACAGGCTGATACGGCAATGTGCAAAGTAGTACCTTGCCAGAAGGTACACCAGACCCGCCAAACCAATAAGCATTTAGCTCTAACAGCTTTCCTCTACATGTATACGTTACGGCCCCAATGCCATTCGTTGCATCAACTATCGATGTATTTGTTAAATCATTGTTGTTTTAACTGTCGTACTGTTTAGCCCACAGAATATCTACACGCATGCCATTACCGCTTGCAAGCGAGGAATTGAGAATAACAAGGGCTGCTCCGTTCTGCCGAGTGACTTGTACCACCTGGTTGATGCTATTTGCTGCCCAATCTCCATTTGTGCCGCAAACGGGGATGTATCCGGGCGATGGAGGAGTCACAGTGTAGAAAAATGTTCCTGTTCCCGAAATGTAATTTGACGTGAATATGTACCGTAAATGTTCATTTGCATAATCATTGTTTGTTCTATTTATGCCGCAATTTAGCGGCAATTAAGGAGGAATTATGAAAACATTGAAGCTTAATGACGGAAGTTCTTTAGATGTGGCGATCACATCATCTGAATCTGCGCTTGTGTTCGTGTTAGACAACTTCGCAGACTGCGATCCGCTTGTACAGCAGATTAAGGCATCAGCGCTGGCGTCATTGGATGATGCTCCACTGAACGGGAAGGCGATCACAGCGATCACTGCAACAAAAGCGGATGGAGGCGTGCAGCTGACATTTGCCCTTTCCGATACAACCAAACAGCAGACTCTCAATGACATCACCGGCGGAATCGCAGGCGGAAGCGTGTCCAGTGACATCCAGCAGATCGTTGATCTGGCGAAGAAGGGCCGCGACAGCCTGAGTGATGCTGACGCTACGGGATATGCGGAGTACTTCCCCGAATGGTCAGCTGACAGTGTGGCGTACAAAGCCGGAGACCGTGTGCAGTACGGTGGGAAGCTGTGGAAGGTGTCGAGCGATCATACATCTCAGGCGAACTGGGATCCGGCAGACGCGCACAGCTTATTCGCGGAAATCCTTCCGGGGCAGGCGGGGACACCTATCGGAGAGTGGAAGCAGCCTGATGCGTCCAACACCTAC